CCGTGAAGCACCGCCTATGCTGTTGGAGATCTGCCTGTATCCCCACATCTTTCGTGGCAAACCACGCTGAAACCGGACCCATTGGCCGTCAACGTAAAAGTCGCCTTCGAATACCGTTCCATCGCGCTTGATGCCCGGCTTCGACATGATGTGTACGGGACGAGTAGCCATTATCCGAGACCAACAATGTATTGAAGAGTTTGCGTGGGCGAAAGAACATCGATAGCAACTCTGGCCTGATCTTGCGTAGCTGCACCGAACACTTGGATGCCAACTGATCCACCGCCAAGATTGATCAATGCACCACCAGCAGTCGTAGATCCAGTACCACCATTTGCTACTGAAATTGGAACGGAGATGCCGCCAGTTTCGGCTAAGATAACATCAGAGCCATTGCAGTACAGGATTGCCCTTGTCCCTTGATCAATGAGAAGCCCGGTCCCTGATGCTGTTTTAATGCGAAGGGTGAAGGCATTGGTCGTTGAGTTATCCACCCAATATTGCTGAATAGTTGGCGGCACGATGACATTCATATTGCCAGACAACGCGCCAGTGAATTTGTAAGCAATCTGGTTTTGCTCCGCCACCGACAGGGTATAGTTGCCAGTTCCCGGAGGATTGAGCGAAATCGATGTGTAATTGAATGCGAAGTTAACATTCTGGCCAAAGCCAATCGTGTAATATGCCAATCCATCACAGACGATGAAGCATGAATTTGTAGGCGATACTGCCTTAGTCGCGTTTCCATCAATTAAATAAGCACCAGATGGATCAATTGTAATCGTTCCAGTGCCTTGGTTGCGCAGAGCAACAAAGAAATCATTGCCCACCGTTGCTGGCAACGGAAGCGTCAGAGTACCAGTGCCACCCGTCCAAACGAGAAGCTGGGATCTGTTGCCTGTTCCAACTGTATAGTTGGAGTTGAACAAAATGACTTCTTGGGACTGATTAAGCGTTGATCCAATTGCCTTGATACCAAGGCCAGCCAAAGCACCAGCATTGGCTGTTGAAGCACTTGCACCATATTGAAACTGCCTCCAAACACCATTTGCTGTGGCATTATCGGCCACATAAGTTTGCCAAAGCTGGCCAGACGCAACCGACATAACCGTATTGCCACCGGCATCAACGACTGAGAATGTGTTTGATCCAACATTGTTGAACAGGATCGTCTGCCCTGTTGATGCCAGATCAGCGGCTGGAAGGAACACCTTCAGCCCATTTGCTGTACAGTTCACTTCAACAATAGAGGCTGCAATATCAACATTCGAGTTGGTATCAAGTGGCCAAGATAGGACTACATCTACCGTGCTGAGTGTCACTGCAAAATAAGACACATCAGATGGGTAAATCGTCGATCCGCCAAATACGCTGGTATAACTCATATTAAGCCCCTGTCCGTTCTGTAGCACGATCAGCAATGCGCATCAGATCTTCACGGTTTATGGAATTGAGAGATTTGTCGTAGAAGCCTTGCCATACCGCAATACGTTCATCGTTCTTCAAGAATGGCGTAGCCTCCAGCAATGCGCCGTACAGGATCAACTGTGGCACATATTCGGTGAGCCAGTTGGTCTGGTTCTCAGTGCTGAGAAGGGCTGGAATCTCGTAATACAGAATCTCGATTGGATAGTCCTGATCTGGCGTCGGGCCAATCAGCCAGTTGTTGTAATTGTAATCAGCATAAAAGTTTGGCTGAGCTGTTTCGGCCTCATTGGGCCAGTAATTTCTGACATACTCATAGCTTCTGGTAAACACTGGGGTTCTGGTCAGGTTATTTGCCCCTGTCCCAATGTTCATTGATATGGTCTTCCTCCACCGATCAGGCTTTGGATAGACCGATACGCCAGTTTGCAATGAAGTTGTTACGACTGTAATGAAGCCTTCAATCTTCAGGTCGGCTGAGATGCGACGTTCAGCAAGGGTTATCAGGCGCGGAATTTGTTCATAAACAAGAGGATCAACGGCAGCCGACGCTCCACGCTCCAGATAATTCTGGATGTCGTTTTGAAGCAATTCAAAGGTCATGCCGGTTTGTGAAGTCATCCTGATCACGCCTCACTTGAGAACTTGGTATATGCTTCCGCTAGTTTAACATCATATTTGTTCTGGGCATAGGCCGGTCCATTATATCGCTTGGCAAATGCAGCCCAATCTTTTTGTTGCAGTGCATTCAAAAGGCCATTGTTCTTAATGAACCCGGCCATGTGCCGAAGCTGGTTGGCTTCCGACTCTTTGGCTTGCTCAACCATTTCATCTACGCTTGAGCAGCCGGACAACTTGAAGTTGCTGCCCATAATCTGCCCAAGCCCCCAAGAGACAGACATCAACGCCTCTTGTGGTGCAATTTCATGTGCTGCTTCAATCTCGGCGTAGACGGCATCAGAGCCTTTTGGATATGGCTTCTCACCCCACTTTGGGTATGCAAGGCCAGCTCCGATTGCAAGATCCAGCTTCTCTGGCATACCCTTCAAATACCGATAGAAATGGTGCCGCTCAAACAGTGCCTTTGGCCGGTTGGCTTTATCATACCCAGATCCACCAGTTTCAACTGATAAGACCGAGCGTAGCGCAGCCGTCTCAACGCCAAGCTCACCAGCAATGGCATCAATATCATCCGGGGTTATGCGAGTGGCTGTTCCAGCAAAGTTCATTTCTTTTTATCCGCTGATCCGTAGAAGAAGCCGATCATCGTTGCCACGATGGTTCCAAGCAAGAAGCCAAGGATAACATCCGCAAAATGTTGCCCTGTTTCAGTTACACCACCAAAGGTCACAAAGAAGAAATAAGCGACACTGGCTAATGACCAAAACCATGCAAACCAGTAGATGAAATGCGCAACAAACTTATCGCCGCTGGCAATAGCTGCTTTCTGCATTGCCCTAGCATCAGCCTTATCCTGAATAATTGCCATTTCAATTGCAGCAATCTGCTCTGGTGTAGCACCCTGCACTGCTGTTATCAGTTCATCGATTGGGGCATCTGCTTTGCCAAGAAGCGCATTGGAAAGCACTTGTGTGATCTTCCCTGCTTCTGGCCCAAGAAGACCGGCAGCGATGTTCGGGGCTATGTTTCCAAGAATGCTTATGAGATCCATATCATTTCACCGTAAATAAGAGGATGACGCCGATAACGGCCATTGCGCATATAAGAGATAGAACGATGGTGCTAACAATGATTAAATCCTGCCTAGCCTCTTCCATCCTCTTTTCTTCTGCCGCCGCTTCTCGTGCCGCTTGCTTCCGCATCTCAATTACTTCCCGTTGGATGTTTTCCCAAGCTTGTTTTCCGTATGTCGATACAAACAAGTTCTTCGCTGCCAATTGGAGTTCTTGAGCTTTGGCTTTAGCTGCATACCTATCTGTTGCTTGCTTTTCAAAATCAGCCTGACTTTGAAAAAGCTTCTTCTTGAATGGCATCGAGGTAAGCTGAACGACTTGTGCTACTTTTGAGAATAAGTTGCCAACTCGTTCAGCCGTTTGGATTACATCTTCCCCTGCTTCAGTTGCTGATTTAATGCCATTATAGATGGCGGTAGCACCTGCAATCAGGGTGAAGGGGTCCATTTATTCCTCTGTAGTATCTTCCTTCGGTGCCAGCTGCACTTGGCTTTCGGCAACGATTCGATCAAAAAGTGTCTTCCCGGCCTTAATTGAACCATTGCCGATGCAATCAAGGATGTAGTTGATTTCAGCTACTGTGAACTGAAGAGTTACTGTCTGTTCCATAGTATTCTCCCTTACTTAAAAATGCCCTTGATCTGTGACCAAAAGGCGACAAGGCTGACGATAGATCCTCCGATAAAGGTTCCAAATCCACCAACAGCAACCATTGTTTTCCATGATCCTTCAGCATTATGCAATATGCGAAGGACTTCTTTTTGATCTTTGCGCATCTCAGCCACATCTTCTTCGAGACGCTCTACACGGGCCATGAGGTTTCCAATTGCTAAGCTTGTGTCTTCCACGATCATGCCCTTACATTACAAGAAAAAAACCAGCAGTTGATGAAAAAATCCAACCTGTATTGTTGTTAACGCTCACTGAGTTTGCCCCAGCATTCCAAACAGCACCACCAGTAGCATTGCTGTCCTTGATGCTTAGGTAATCAGCATTTACCATTCCACTGGCCTTTGAAAGCGTAAACTGGCTTCCTATCGTGGGAGAGTTGATTGTAACAAGATTCCCAGCAGTACCCAATAAATTGAAATTTGTTATCGTCTGAGTTGTTCCAGCCGTAAATCTGATCGTGGTTGGCGTCACACCATTTGCAAGCGTTGTGATGGTATTTGAGCCAGAAATAGTTAATGTCAAACTGTCATTCGAAATTGTGCAATTATAGGTAGATCCGCCTCCGCTAAAAGTGCTACTAGAAGTAAAACTAATTTTTCCCGTTCCGGTTCCCGCAGTTGTTGTAAAATTAGTAGGGTTACTATTAAGAAAACTGCCACCCATTGAAAGGGTTCCAGCATTAAATGTTATATTTTTGGTCCCCGCCCCTATGGTAATACCGGAATTGGTAACTGTTTTCCCATTTAGATCAAGCGTTCCATTGTTAAGCGTTAATGGACCAGAAAATGTAAAATTATCTCCAAATTGAAATGTTCCACCAACACCATCAAATATGACGGATGTTGTAGAAGGAAAAGATTTAGTATTGCTAGTCAAAACCCTTGTTGTTGCTGATGTTGACGCAAATGTAATTATTATCCCATTTGAAATAGTCATTGCTGATGCTAAAGTTAAACCACCATATAGCGTATAACTTTGACTTATTGGCCCAAATGTTCCGCTAAACCCTGTAAAATCAAGGGACAGAAGTGCTCCAGAAACTAGGCCTCCTGAGTTTTGAAATTGAACATTATCGCTCCCAGCTTTGACATTAAAGGAGATAGCATTCGACTCTGAACCAGCGGTGGAGCCATGAATAATATAACGAGTTCCAGCTGAACCTGAATAAGTTAAATCGACGTTTGGTGTTCCAGATAAACTAAATCCTACTAAAGTGCCAAATGACCAAGCAGAAGTCGTTCCATTGTTGCCGGAGGTAACGACAATCTTGCCTGTGCCGAAATTGATGGAACGGGTGCTTGATCCCGATGTATCCATTATCCACGTTGTTAGCGTATTGCTGCCAAGCGCCAAGGCTCCGTTAACCAACGATGTTGTATTAGTGCCAGATGCATTATTCGTAAAAGCGTCTTGAAGGGTCCACCCGCCTCCAACACCACTAAAATTGATTTGCGTAGCCCAAGACTGTCCGGCAGAAGTGATTGTCTTGCCTGTTGTCGTTGCAGCAAAGGTCAACGTGCCTGTATATCCACTCACACTTAAGTTTGTGGATTGAAGGGTCATACTTCCAAAGACGTTCAGAGCAGATGTCCCCATAAAGGTCATTGCTCCATCAAGACCACTGACTGTAAAATCAGCGCAGTTTGATGTACCAGCTACTGTTACTGCAAATGCGCCTGTGCCTACGTTAGAGTTAGCATCAAAAAAGACGTTATCACCAGATCCGGGAACTGATGCGCCAGAGCCACCACCAGATGTTGCTGACCATCTGGCGGTGTTACTCCAGCTTCCACTTCCACCAACCCAATATCGGCTTGCCATCTATCATTTCCTCCGGTTATGACGATGCCACACAACGCCAAAGGTTTGTCGCTGAATTGTACATAAATCCAACTGTCTTTGGCAGTGTGGTTGAGCCGTTGGATGTTGTTGGAACTGAAACAGCACTATTTTCTGTGTTAACCCATGAAAGCGTTTGAGTGGCTGCACTGAAATCATAGAACCGGACAATGCACATCTGACCGTCAACAGCACTGGTTGTAGTCATGGTAATTGTTACACTACCTGCCGCATTGTTTGTGACGGTGTTAAGCCGGTGGGTGATTGGAACAGTCGCAGCATTGGTGGCAACTGTTATGGCGTTATTTGTATAATTGATCTGCCGGAATGTGTTAGTAGCAGTAAATGTCTGAGTGGCGGCGAGGCCAGCAATGGTCTGCGTTGTTGACGGGAACGTCATTGTGGTAGCATCTGTACCAGCCAATGTCAGCGAGTTGCTGACAGTCAACGTCTTGCCATCTGCAATGGTCAATGTTGCGCTTGTGGCCGGTGCCGTTATCGTTACCTTATTGACCGATGTAGCCGTTGCTACGCCAATTGTTGGCGTTGTCAGCGTTGGAGACGTAGCAAGCACTATGCTTCCAGATCCGGTTGTCGTATTGCCCAAAGCGGTTACTGTCCCGCTTGTTGGCAATGTAAGCGCCGTAGTCCCAGAAACCGTAAAGGTTGTTGAAAATGCACCAGACGTTGCCAGCGTTGACCCATCTGCAAGAGTGAGTGTTGCACTTGTTGCTGGAGCTGTAATTGCTACCTTATTAACTGACGTGGCTGTTGCAGCACCAATTGTCGGCGTCGTCAGTGTTGGTGAGGTTGCCAGCACTACGCTTCCAGAACCAGTTGTAGCCAAGTTTCCAAGGGTTCCAGCATTGTTGTAAAGAATGTAGCCAGATGTGCCGCTGGTTACGGTTGTCGTGCCAACAACAATGCTACCAGCCGTTGTGGAAGGCGCAGCCCATGTTCCGTCGCCGCGAAGAAAGTTGGAGCTGGACGGCGTACCTGTAACAGGGTTAGCAGCCATGTTAGTAACTGTAGAAATTACATAACCGGAGTTTGGAAGCGTCAACGCCGTAGTTGCGCTGACCGTCAATGTCGTTCCAAATGCACCACTGATCGTCAGGGTACTGGCAGCGTTGTTGGCTATGCCAGTACCGCCGTTAGCTGGTGGGAGGATGCCAGTTACGCCAGCAGTCAGTGATACCTGTGACCATGTTGGGGCAGCAGAGGCTCCACCAGAGGTCAAGACATAACCAGTTGTTCCGTATGTAGCACCACCAATGCCAAGCTGACCAGCCGTTCCAAACCGCCAGTTTTCAGTGCCGCCGGTAAAGATAGCCAATGGAAGATAGGTTCCACTGCCAGTTAAACCTGATGTTAGAGATGTAAATGTTGATGCAGCTGCTGCCTGAAGATAGGAGGCATTCGTTGGGTCACTGTTGTTGAATGCAGTATATGCGCCTTGCGTGGCTGAGCCACTGGGCAGGACAGTCAGAGCAGTGTTGCTGTTTGATGCACTGGTTTGGAATGCTGTTCGGTTTGTGATCGTGGCATTTGAGAAGTCAGCTAAGATCCTGTTTCCGGTGCCAGCAAGAGTGGTGTTGGTTGTACCAAATGTCCATTTGTTTGCCCCATTTAGAGCAATAGACATTTCGTTTGTACCGGAAAGGTAAAGTCCGTTCGTATTGCCACCCAAAAATGCAAAAGACGGCGTTGCTGCGCTACCTTTCTGGGCAAGGATCTGTTTGCTATTTTGGGCTGCGGTGGTCATTTGACGCTCCGAACGGATTAGCTGATTTCAAGGACAGAGGCGACAACATCTACGTTGGCACCGGCTGTTACAGAGATGCTATTCCCTGTCAGAAGAACCAAGCGGTTGTTGTTGGATAGAACCGATAGATTGCTGGCGGCGGGAAGCGGGGCTGATGTGAGCAAGTTTACTGTCGTTGCGCCTTTTGTTGCGCTAACAGTTACCGTAGTATCAGACCCGGCATCATTTGAAACAACCAATCCTACCACTACAGAAGTAGTGGAGGCAGGGGCCGTATAGATCGTTGTGACAGTCGTAACATTGTTTGCAACTGCGTTCGTAAAAGTTTGAGCCATATTGGCCTCCTTCGATAAATTATATTACCCCATTGCGATTGCGTAGACCAGACCTGTTCCAGCAGCATCTACCTGAAGATTAGCTTGTGCAGCAGCAACGGTGGTGGCCCCAGTCCCGCCATACGCAATAGCAATTGTTGACCCCTGCCACGTTCCCGTACCGATTGTCCCTACGCTTGTCAGCGATGATGTAACTACCGTGCTATTTAAGGTTGTTCCAGAAAGCGTTCCTGCCGGAGCAATTACTACTGCTGTTGAAGCAACAGTTAATTGGCCTTGGGCATTGACCGTAAATGTTGGAATAGCGGTGGACGAACCGTAAGATGCCGCCGTAACAGTCGTATTCGCAATCGCAGCTGTTACGTTAGTTGAACCATTAAACGATGTGCCGGATAGTCCAGTACCAAGCGTCAATGTACCAGTCGTACTGGCCGTAATGGTCGTAGACCCACCAAGGCTTACAGAATTTCCATTGATTGTAATGCTGCTATTAGTCAGACCCGTGTTTGGGATAGTTGTATTAATTGCAGATGCCGGAATTGAGATAGTGGCATTTGCAGCCGCCGTAAGTTGGCCTTGGGCATTTACCGTAAAAGTTGGAACAATGGCAGCTGAGCCATACGATGCAGCTGTGACTGTCGTATTGGATAGGCTGATTGTCCCGGACGTTGTAATCGTTCCACCAGATAGGCCCGTTCCAGCCGTAATGCTGGTGACAGTTCCTGCACCCGGCGTATAACCAAGCGCCGTGGTTACATCAGAGCTGGTTAGTGTAACAGCACCTGATCTTGTATTGAATGATAACACACCCGTATTGGCTATCGTGACATTTGTAGAGCCATTGAAAGATGTGCCGGAAAGACCAGTTCCAATGGTCAAAGTGCCAGTTGTACTGGCCGTTACGGTCGTTGACCCACCTAAACTGACAGCATTCCCGTTAATGGTGATGCTGCTATTGGTTAGGCTAGAATTAGGTATGGATGTGTTGATTGCTGATGCAGGGATGGAGATTGCTGCATTGGCAGCGGTGGTTAATTGGCCCTGAGCATTGACTGTAAAGGTTGCAACAGATGCTGCCGAGCCATATGCTGCTGCCGTCACGCTAGTATCAGCAATGCTGATTGTGCCAGAGTTAGTAATCGGGCCACCAGTTAATCCCGTTCCAGTGTTAATCTGTGTAACTGAGCCACCGCCGCTGAGCGTGTACCAACCTTTTGATCCAGTGCCGTCTGTCCCATAATATTTGCTATTGCCGGGAGCATTGGTGTCGTTAACCAGATTTAAAGTGATATTTGATGATAATGCCCCGCCACCAGTGATCGAGTATTGGCCGACAACCGTTCTTGTGTTTGGAACTGCGTCAGTAATCCCATACCCGGCCAGAGTTGTTGGGGTGCCTGTAATGCTTGACCATGCAGGGGTTACACCCGTTGATCCAGCAACTGTAAGCTGCCCTTGCTGGTTGACGGTAAATACCGGGATCTGTGTAGCAGATCCATACTCACCGGGTGATACAGTCGTATTGCTCAAAGCAACTGTAGGATTGCCTGAGATGCCATCGCCATTGGTAACGGTTATGCCTGTGCTGGCTGTGATGGTTCTCGTTGTTGCTGTACCGCTGGCCGTCTTAACCACAAGCCCATTGTACGGAAGGGCTGCAAGGGCAGTGAGGTTGCTATTTAACGGTTGTGCATCGATGATGCCATACCCAGCAAGGGTAGTTGGCTTGCCTGTTATATTAGAAAAAGCAACACTAAAAGATGTTGTAGATATTCCGGTAATCTGGCCCTGATCATTGGTTGTAACAATAGGGATTTGGGTAGATGATCCGTATGTACCAGACACTACGCCGGTCGGCAGAATGTAGAGTGTCCTGTTTTGGCTTAGATCACCACCGCCACCAAGGCCCGTACCAGATGCAATCACCCGTGTTGCTGGGACAGAAACTGCTCCAACGAATGCCGCAATGTTGGTCCGTTTGGTGTATCCATCTTGAACGATGATGGTCAAATCTGTTCCTTGCGGTGTTGTAGCCGCTGGCAACTGCGATATTGTAGTTGGGATCAGATTTGATGGTACGCTCATTTTTCAACCGGAATGATGTAATCATCGTTGTTATTCGTCACGATGAAACTGTTTTCATTCTCAGTCACAATACCAACTGGTTGCACTGCAATATCAGCATCGGGACGGACAAATGGCAATGAGATCCGTTCCGACTGCCGAGCTGGCAAACGGTATGGATCGTAATCATCACGGTCAATTAGGCAGACACGAAGTCCGGGAGAATTGGGATCTGGATAAAGATCCTCAATGGACATTTTGCGACGGCAACGGTCACAAACACCAATAGCGAGTGTTGCCCTGCCTCTCGTATTAAGAAATACCGGCATAGATCACCTCGTATATGGTGCAATGTTTGGATAGATGTTGAAGGGAGAGTTGTCTCTCTCTTCCATCATAGCCAGCTGCAACCTTTCATCCGCTATCGGTTTCAGACGATCTGCCATCGCAATATCAACCTGCTGTATTTCATAGCAGAGCCGGTATGCCAACGTCCATGCAATTGCATCTACCCAACGCTGTGGAAGCTCAATCGTTTCAGTCAAGCTGCCAACGTCCATGATGTGACGCTGCCGCCATGTCACCATCTGGGCAAACTCGGCTTGCTGGTTTGGCGTCGGCCAGAGACGCATAACAGGAGCCGCAAGCTGACGATCAAGCCAAAACTGGAGTGGTCTGCCTTGGAAGGACTTATTTGGTAGGTTTGTGTAGTCGTCTTGGTTAAGACGAGCCAATGGAATTTCTGTTGGGTTGCCAGCTGTAACAAATTCAGCAACGCTCAAGATGGTTCCATTCTGAGCAGTTAGCTTCCAGTACTGCCCATTGATTGATGGATTTAGATCGTACCAGCGCCATTGTCCGGCAGTGTAGGCCAACGGTCCCGGAGCCAGTACATCATGCCAATCGACAAGGTTGTTTGAGTAGGACACTTTTACATCGTATGTGCCAGCGGTGTACATATTGAAGCCAAGCGTCGAGATGTTTTGCTGGGTTTTGAGATCCTGCAAAATGTAACCATTGGG